AAAGCCCAGTTATTAATGCTTGCTGTCGTGTTTATGGTAGCGCCGCTAGACATGGAAATAGCTAAGTTTTATTTAGAGATCGCATTCGGAACGGTTATGGTAGGCGGTACACTGTCGATAATTGCATTTTTCTTCGGCGCTCACATGCTAAGTAGTCACATGGCATTCGGCAAAAAGAAGCCTAATAAAGATTAAGGTTAATAAATGTGTGAGCTTGCGGTAATAACATACAACAAAGGAAATAATGCCGCTAAAGGGCATAGAGTAGGGGATATTATCGCTGTTATGCCTAACGGCCATGCATGGGGGTCGAGAGAAGATAAACGCGCTCACCTAGCGAAGCACGGCAATACTGACGAATGGAGCGGTAACTTCAAAATCATTCAAATCACTGACATGACGGTAGAAGATGCGCAGGAATATTTAACGCCTCGCACGCGCCCTGCGCATATCGCTGACCCTGAATTTTTAGCTCCTGATAGTGTAGATAGATTCGTGCAAGTATCCCGAAAAGCTTGGTCTATCAATCTAAATGCGCTACCGCAGGCAGTAAAAACTATCCTTGATGATACCGGTTATATCGAGTCGACCCGCAATCAAATAGCGCCACAATTCAGAAACAAAGAAACAGGTAAAGGTATAAATGGCTGACCAAACATTCCTAATTGGCTCTGGTCAAACCTATACCACTATCGCACTATGGGAAGCGGCAAGCGATGTAACATCAGGTTTCTGGAAAGGCGAGTTAGCTGATACCGCTTTTTATGCAGGCGCTACTATTGCGGGAGTAACGGGAACACCAACCATCGCAAACTATGTGTGGTTGACTGCGGCATCTGGTAATAAGCACTCAGGGATAGCGGGTACAACCCATGCAAGGGTTGCTGGAACTGGTGCTGGACTTATTACAATATCCGATGACTTTACCCGTGTTGACGATATAGAGATAAGAGTGACAGGTGCGGTAAGTTCGCACGAAAGCGTTAGAATTACAGCCAATACAAATGACGTACTTATTTCACGCTGCATAATCTGGACGGAAAACAACACGTCAGATCAGGACGGCATTTACACTGGTAACTGGACGTGCAGCTATTCCATTGATAATTGTATTATCTACGGATTCAACAGAGCTGGAATTAATGTCCAGAGCTGGGAAAATGTAACCAATACGCAAACTGTTAACGTCGATTATTGTACGATTGTCCAATGTGGAGTGGCAGGCGAGGCAGAATCAGGCGGCATAAGCTCACGAACTGGCGGCACGGGTGTTACTAATAACCTTAATATTTATAATACTGGTTGTTTTGATACTGCTAATGGTAATGATTTTGCTAACGTAACTGAGACAGGTACAACAAATTGGGTAGGTACAAACAACGCAAGTTCTGACGCCTCACTAACTTCTCGTGGCATAGCAACTAACGCACAAGAAAGCTTAACCGTAACCGCTACCACTCAATCAAGCGGTAGTTATGCAATATTCAAGAACATCACGGCAGGCACAGAAGACTATCAATTATTAGATGAGTCAGCCGGTAACTTATTAATCGGTAACGCGGTAAATCGAGTAGGCAGTGAGCCGGATGCAAGACAAGACTTTAGTTTAGATATTGTAGGCAACACCAGAAACACCACGAGCCCATCGCCGGATATTGGCGCGAGTGATATTTTTACGGCTGGCGCTGGTGGATTTCAGCCTGCATGGGCGTATAATGTGAATACCTCAATAGGATTTATGTAATGTTTAAAAAGAATACAGCCGTTACAGGGTTTAGCGTTGGATTAGTTAGCGCCACAGATGGCAGCGATATAACGACCGGCACACCCGTAGGTTATTACACGCTAGACGGCGGCACTCAGACAGCAATAGGCGATGTTACACCGGCTCACGAAGGTAACGGCTTATGGTCATTCGATTTGTTGGCAGCTGAAACGAACGGGGATATAGTCGCTCTTTCATTTACTCATGCCAGCGCAATCACCGCGCATTTTACGATTAAAACAGATACTAAGATCGTTTCAGAGCTGCAAGACATTACAACAGCTCAAGTAAATACAGAATGCGACACGGCACTAACCGACTATGATGGCCCAACTGATGCAGAAATGATAGCTAGGACACTAGTTGCTGGTTCTTATTTTGATCCAGCAGCAGATACAGTAGCCACTGTAACAACATTAACCAATAAAACAGGGTTCTCGCTTGCCGCAACCGGATTAGACGCAATTTCTAGCACAGCAACAGGCATGATCGAAATTGCAAAAGCTATTTGGGATAGGGTGATAAGTAAAGCTAATCACAATATCGCTCAATCAAGCGGTAAACTATTAAGAAATCTAGCCGCTACTACAATTCGACAAGATACAGCGCAGGGAGCAGGTACTGGGAATAATCAAATTCAATTAGATACGGGGGCATCTGCTATTAATGGGGCTTATGACCCATCCAGAGTATCTATTGTTGACGGTACGGGTGCAGGACAATCAAGGTTAGTTCTTCAATATGACGGAATAACCAAAATCTGTACTGTTGACCGTGACTGGAAAGTGAACCCTGACGATACTAGTGAGTATCTTATTGAGGGTGATACGGGTCGTGAGCATGTAAATGAAGGTTTAGCGCAAGGCGGAACACTTACAACCATCACGCTTAATGCTTTAGCTTCAAGTAAAGACAACGCATATAGAGGGCAAACTATTTTTATTCGCAGCGGTTTCGCAGCAGATCAAGCAGGATTATGCCTGGCTTATGATGGCGCAACTAAAATAGCAACAATAGCAGGAGTATGGGCTGATATTCCAAATGCTACATCAGCGTATGTGATGCTTTCTACTTCTTTGTATGATGATACAGCGGTTTCCAATATAACAACGGGAGCAGCCGCCCCATCTGTAGCGGCAGAATCCAGAACATTAACAACAGGCACCGAAGTTAATACTTACACTGCTACTCATGAACTAGATGGAGTTCACCATGAGGTTTCTGATGCTGCCGGAAATATTGATATAGATTACCAGTTCGACATAGGTAATGATAATATTGCGCCAAGCATAGCTTTTGATGGGAGGCTAGAAGGGGAGGGCAATTCTTTAGATGTGTATGCTTATAACTGGGTTACATCAACACGGGCTCGAATTGGTGGTATTGAAGGAGTTGCGACTGGGGTTCCAAATTCAGTTATTGTATACACATTATTGGACGATTATACGGGAACGGGAGCCAATTTAAACAAGATTCTCATTAGCTATGTAGGCACAGGCCTGACTAGCGCAACTTTATTTACCGATAGGCTTGTTTCACGTCATGCAGCAAAGCCAGCGCCGACTGTTATTGAGAATAGGCAAGAAATGGATAGTAATTCAACTCAATTAGATGCAATTAAAACTAAAACAGATCAAATGGCCTTCACTAAGGCTAATGAGCTAGACGTTAATGTAATAACCCAGACTGATTTATCAGGAAATGGCGATATCACTAAAAACGCGATATTCAGTAACTTCCCGTTCCCAATGGTATTAGCCACGGATCATTATACTGCGGCAACAGGGAAAACCGTTACTGGTGAGATGCGAATAGATAATGCAGCCTTTGTAGCGACAAACGGAGTTATATCAGAAGTTAGTGATGGTATGTACGAAATAGATTTAACATCTGCTGATACAAACGGCGCGGTCATTACTTATAAGTTTTCTGCTACTGATTGCGATGACTCGGTAATAACCATAACCACTAAGGAATAAAGGAGACGACATGCCTAAAGCAAAATCAAAAGAAGACCCAAAGAAGAAAAAAGCTAAGAAGAAGAAAAAGAAGCTTATTAAGCACACGGGTAAAACAATGATAGCGAATGGATATTAAACAAATCGACGGTGAATGATATGAAAAGACGTGATTTCTTAAAGATAGCAGGTTCAGCAATAGCTTTAACACAAACAAGCCGAGCATTAGCTGATAGTGATTTAACTCTGTTCGGCAGGTCGGTGGTTAAGATAACAGACAAAGGCGCAGAACACATACCTGCAAAAGACATTTATTTATCGTCAAGTGAACAGGCTAGAAATAAAGCGTTTCGAAAAGAGTGGATAGAAAGCTTTGAGTCTTATCTTACCGAAGGAATTAAGTTCTAATGAGTAAACAAGATATTTCAGACATTGCATATAACATCCCTGCCTATCTATTCGTAGGTGCTTTATTTTATTTTGTCGGATGGACAGCGTTCTGGGCTTTTGCGCTAATAGCTTTGACACTGGTTATATATTTATTTAAAGACACTAGCCCCCGACCAGTTAAAACTCCTGCTAATGTAGATAAGATATTCAATAGCCCAGCCCATAAAATCTATTGGTATAACCGATATTCACATGTACAGAAACATTCATTAATCGCGGGTAAGAAGCCATGAGTAAACAAATAGGTATCAGCGTAGATACTCACAGCGGTAAGATTCTGATTGAGTTTGATCGCAAGGGAACTCAGTTGGAAATGACAGCCCAGCAAGCAGCTAACTTTGCTGAAGCCATCGTTATGAAGACAATGAAACTAGGACAGACGGATTCGGGCATTATTCTTGATCCGTTATTGAACTAAGGTATGACAGATAAGAAACTATTAGGCAGGCCAACAAGCCTAACCCTTGAAATAGGGACCGAGATATGTGACCGTCTAGTAAGGATAGGATCACTAAGGACAGTGTGTAGCGATGAAGAGATGCCTAGCAAGTCAGCTGTGTTTAGATGGCTTCTTAAGGCAGAGATAAAAGATTGTGATGTAATATATACAGATTTCCGTGACCAATACGCGCGCGCACGACAGCTTTCAAAGGATTATAAGTTTGATGAATTAGAGCATACGCTAAAGAAATTAGCTGTTGTTGAGGTGGAAGACGAGAATAAAGGCACGGTTAAGGCAATGACCTCGCAATCAGTTGCATTTGCCAAATTACACCTCGATGCATTTAAGTGGCAAGCAGGCAAAGAGAATCCTAAAAAGTACGGTGATAAGGTTGAGCATGATGTTAGTGGCAGCCTTGTTATTAACCTAACCGATAAGGATTCACAAGCTTGACCGAATTCTCCTTAACTGTAGCGCAAGATAAAGCGAGAGATATGCTTATATCTGACGCGGTCCATTGCTGTTTAGGTGGGGGTAGTCGATCCGGCAAGACGTTTCTTTTATTGCGAATGCTTGGGATAAGAGCGCTTAAATCACCCGGCTCACGGCACGCCATATTCAGATTCAGATTCAATGCCATTAAAGCGTCCATTATTTACGACACATTACCCAAGGTATTCGCGTTATGCTGGCCGGGCTTATGGGAAAAATGCACGTTAAATAAGACAGATTGGTTCCTGACGCTGCCTAATGGCTCAGAGATATGGTTTGGTGGGCTTGATGATAAAGAGCGCACAGAGAAGATACTGGGCCAAGAGTATGCAACCATCTACTTGAATGAAACTAGTCAAATACCTTGGGCTTCTCGGGTACTGGCTATGTCTCGATTAGCTCAAAAGACAGATAACCTTAAACTAAAAGCTTATTATGACCTTAATCCGTCATCAAAATCTCACTGGGTGTATCGATTATTCATTGATAAGAAAGATCCTGAAACAAAACAGCCGATTAACAGACCCTTAAACTACTCATATTTTAAGATAAACCCCGTTGATAACATTGAAAACCTTGATCCGGAGTATTTAGCTGAACTTGATGACCTGCCAGAGAAAGCGAGAAAGAGATTCAAATATGGTGATTTCTCTGACGATAGTGAAGGTGCTTTATGGAGTGAGGAGTTATTGGCGCAGAACAGAGTATTGGGCCAAGAAGGAACTCTACCCGACTGGTTAAGGATAGTTGTTGCGGTCGATCCCAGTGGCTGTAGCGGCCCAGAGGACACAAGGTCTGACGAGATAGGTATAACTGTCTGCGCTCTGGGTACGGACGGACACGGCTATCTATTGGAGGATTTATCAGGTAAGTACTCACCAGAGCAGTGGGGCAGCATTGCCGCGAGTGCTTACGAAAGACATAAGGCCGATAAAGTTATAGGAGAGAAGAACTTTGGCGGTGACATGGTTAGAGCGATTATACAAGCAGAAGATGATACAATTGCATATACAGAAGTTAATGCGTCGAGGGGTAAAGTAGTAAGAGCAAACCCAATAGCTGCCTTGTATGAGAAAAACAAGATCCATCATATAGGTTACTTCCCAGAACTTGAGGATCAAATGTGTTCGATGACGCAATCCGGTTATCAAGGAATTAAGTCTCCCGACAGATTAGATTCTGCTGTATGGGGCTTTACTGAGCTATTCCCAGGCATGACAAAGAAGGCAGGCGACAACTGGAAGCCGCCATCTGTACACACAACACAACGATCAGCATCAAGATACGCAAACAATTCACGCAGGAGTTATTAAAATGAGTTCAGCAATATATCCGTTATTAGCAGGGGGTAAAGCAGTGCAATCGATGGTTTCGGACGAGCCGGTTGCTCCAGAGCCTGAAGTAGCGCCAACACCAGATGACTTGTCTCGGCGCACAGCAGCAGAAAGAAAGATGCAAAGAAAATATGCTGGATCAGGTAGAGCAGGCACTATGTTAACAGGTAGCGATAAACTAGGATAAAACCATGCTTAATAGCAAGCAATTAAAAGAGTTGGCGGCTGATGTAATAACAAAACACGCCCCGATGATGAGTCTTTATCAGACATTGGCCGACAACTTTTATCCCGAAAGAGCTGATTTCACGGTGACTCGAAATGTAGGTATAGAGCTGGCTGACATGCTAGTTGAGTCTTATCCTGTGCTTGTTAGAAGGGATTTAGGTGATTCATTAAGCGCTATGCTAAGAGATGGAGAATGGTTCAAGATAGGGGTTAACGGCGATCCTGATCAATTAGGCGTGATGTGGCTTGAATGGGCGTCGACGCGCTTGATGGAGATGATAAATACTCGCACATCTAATTTTGTTAGAGCAACTAAAGAAGGCGATCACGACTTTGTGACCTTCGGTAGCACGGTTATATCGGTTGAGATTAATAAGAAAGCTGATGGCTTATTGTTCCGCTGCTGGCATTTAAGAGATTGCTCATGGTTCGATGATGAAACGGGTCAAGTTGGTGGTGTTGTTCGTAAGTGGAAACCAACCTATAGCGATATGATCAAGTATTTTGGCAAAGATAATGTCCATGATGATGTTAGAAAGGCGCAAGGCAAGGGTCTTTTAAAGGAAGGCGATGTTCGTCACATGGTTATACCTTCTGATATGTATGGCGACGACAAGATTACTGATACCTTCCCTTATGTTTCTATATTTATCGATATAAAGAACGACAAGGTAATGGAGGTTAAAGGCGTCAATCATAAGATGTACGTAGTTCCTCGTTTCAAAACAATACCTGGTTCACCTTTCGCATATTCTCCTGCTACGGTTATCGGATTACCTGATGCACGTTCTATTCAACAGATGCAACATACTTTGCTTGAGGCTGCTGAAAGATACACAAGACCACCTATTATCGCCACAACCAAGGTTATTCGTGGTGATGTTGACTTGTCTGCTGATGGTATAACGTGGGTTGATGATGAGTATGACGAGAAAATGGGCGCGGCATTACGTCCATTATCGCAAGACAGAGGTGGGTTTCCTGTTGGTTTAGAAATGAAGCAGGCGCAAGTGGAAACGCTTAAAGCCGCATTTTATACCAATAAGCTATCATTGCCTGATGTTAATCGTGATATGACGGCCTATGAAGTGTCCGAGCGAATGAAACAATATCGTAGAGAGAACCTACCATTGTTTGCGCCTATTGAGTCTGAATATAATGGCCAGCTATGTGAGTTAGCGTTTGATATCGCTATGAGTTCAGGATTCTTAGGGTCTCCTCAAGATATCCCGGAGTCTTTGCTTGATCGTGATGTTGTATTCCAGTTCCAATCTCCTTTGAGTGAATCACAAGAAGAGAAGAAAGTTAATCAATTCAACCAAGTAGTTGCTATTGCAGAACAGGCGATGGTATTAGATCCTTCTGCGGGCGCTAATATTAATATCGATGAGGCAATGCGTGATGCTATGAGTGGTTCAGGCGCGCCGGAAAGCTGGAAAAACCTACCTGAAGATGTACAAAAGAAGCGAGAAGCTGATCAATTAATCCAAGCGGCACAGATGGCAGATGAAATGGGCGTGCTTGACCAGGTAACTGAGGGCTAGGAATGGCAGATAAGGAAGCAGAGTGCTTTAAGTGTCGCCCTCTTCAGAAAGCGGAGAAGCAGGCCATTAAGTCTGTAGCAAAAGGCGAGGCTGACGAGTATCAACAAAGGTTAGCGATAAGCGTTATCGTAAATCTATTCTCTAGGACGCATGACCTGTGTTATGTGCCTGATTCACAAGATCAATCCACGTTTATTTCTGGCCGCGCTTTCGTTGGTCAAAAGATTTTAAAGACAATAAACATCCCTATTGGGAAACTAAAAGAAGAGGAAGACTCAAATGAGACGGTTTAATCAAAGACGGTTCGGTAAGTTTAAAACTATTTATATGATTGATGATCCTGATGCCGGTGGCGGCGGGGGTGGCGGTGATGATCCGGCTCCTGCTGATCCTGTCGACCCAGCACCATTAGATCCAGCGCCAAACGATCCTCCTGCTGATCCACCGGCTAACTATTTTGGTGAAGGAATGCCTGAAACATGGCGTAATGATGCTTTATCGAAAGCAGGCTTTGAAGAAGGTTCTGATGATTATGCTAAAGCCTTAAAACAGCTTGATCGCGTATCTGATATGGGTTCATTCACAAAGAACTACCTATCTGCTCAAGACAAGATCCGTAAAGGTGAGATTAGTAATGGTTTGCCTGATGACCCTAGTGACGAGCAAATGGCAGCGTATCGTGAAGCGCAAGGAGTTCCAGAAACAGCCAAAGATTATCAATTATCGCTTGATGACGGGCTTGTTTTGGGGGAAGGAGACGAAGCTATTATGGGCGGTATTTATGATATAGCTCATGCTAATAATATATCTTCTGAGGCCATGAGCGCAATGACTAATGCGATGCTGTCAGGACGACAAGTTGAAGCAGATGCAAGAATTAGCCAAGATGGTATTGATCAGCAGTTAACCGACTCGCAATTGAAAGAAGCATGGGGTGGTGATATGACCACTAATATCAATATGGTTAAAGGGCTTATTTCTCAGCTTCCAGAGTCAATTAAAGAATCATTTGAAAATGCCCGTCTTCCTGATGGTAAAGCTATATTTAATAGCCCTGAAATGATGATCGCTATGTCTGACTGGGCGAGAAAGATCAATCCTTCGGCTACAGTTGTCCCGAATTCAGCCAACCCAATGCAGTCTATGAATGATGAAATCAAGAAGTTTGAAGGCATGATGGGTACTCCGGAGTGGCATAAGGATACTGATTCACAGAAGCGATATATGGATCTTCTGAATGCTCGTGATGGTATGCAGGCGTGAGACTATTTGAATGCTTAGATGGCGCTATGATTAATCCGTTATTAGCGTCTATATGCAGAGCCGTTGAAATAGAAAATAAGTATTACGTTCAATTCACGATGGCTGGCTCTGCTGTTTATGAATACCCAGTAAATAGCGAAGAAGACGCAAAGAAAGAGATGGAACGATTTAAGAAGCACTTTGAATCTATAGAGTAGTATCAGGAGGTGATATATCTTGTTGCATGGCAATGATCGCTATTGCTACCGATTAACCCCGACTAGGAATATTCGTGCCAAGGACGGCGTTTTGATTTATTGTAAGAATACTATATAATACAGACTACATACCGAAACTAGACCCCTGCATGAAGGCGTCGCGGCCCCTTTAAGGCTAACCCGCATTAAACCATCAGAAGGCTAACTCGAACGACGGTAAAAGTAAGATTTTATACTTAACCTAATTTGAGGATACTCTGATGAGTGATTCCGCGTTCCAAACTATGTTCCGGAAGGAATTTATAGCTGGCTTCGAGAAGAAACAATCTCTTGCTCGACGCACTGTTACAACTGAAACTGAAGTAAACGGTAATACCGCTACTTTCCTTGTCGCCGATTCAGGTGGCGCATCTGCTGTTACTCGTGGTGTGAATGGTGACATTCCTACACGTCCTGACAACTTAAACCAATATTCTGCTACTTTGAAAGAATGGCATGATGTTCCTGAGCGTTCAAACTTCAACTTATTCGCCTCTCAAGGTGATGGTCGTCGTATTATGCAAGAAACGTCAATGGCCGTTATTAATCGTAAGATTGATAAAGATATTCATTCAGCTCTTGCTTCTGCAACTGTAACCAAAACAATGACTCAAACCACTAAGGTCGCTTTCTTGTCTGACTTGATTGGCCTGATTGTTACTTTGGCTAATGCTAATGCAACGGATGATGAGCCTTATGCTCTGATTACTCCAGCATTTTATGGCAACATGATGCAGATTGATCAATTCACATCAGCTGATTTCATCAACTTAAAGCCATTCGAGAATGTAAGTAAGTCAAAAGCATTCAACTGGATGGGTTGTAACTTCGTTGTTGACTCTGGCTTAACTGGTGTTGGCGCTACGTCTACTTGTTATATTTACAACAAGGCGGCTATTGGCCATGCTTGTGATACTGAGTCCATCAAAACGCTTGTTGGTTATGATGAAAAGAATGATAAGTCGTGGGCAAGAGCATCTGCTTACATGGGTTCTAAACTGTTACAGAACAGCGGTGTTGTGAAGATTACTCATGATGACACTGATCTTGTATTGACTTAATCAAAGGAGATTAATCATGGCTTATTCAACTTCTAACCCACCTCGTCTTATTTCTCAAGGCGTTGGTGCTTCTGCTGGTTCTTTATGGATGTACTTATCTACTGATAATCAGGCTGCCGTAAGGGTTTCTGGTTATTTCACAGATGGTTATGATCTAGGTATTCGTGCAGGCGACTTTTTGCTGATGACAGATACCGATGACTTTGCTGGTGCAATTATGATTTGTAATGCATCAACATCAACTGCAACAGACTTTGGCGATGGTACTGCTATCGCTGCTACTGATACTGATTAATCAGTAACCGTCTTCACCGTCCTCATCTTGGGGGCGGTGCTTTCTTTAACCTGATGGGAGATACCTAATGGGTAAACCTGTAAAACTTGACAAGAAGGTCAGTCCTTTGAACTCTGGTGATTTTGGTGCTATTGAGCATAAAGTCCCTCGTTTCAATGCCGATGTTTCTGGAAAGTTAACCAAAGAAGACCTTGAGAATCCTGATTTATGGGCGCATGTTGCTCGTAGCATGGTAATGGGTTGTGATGTTCGCTGTATTGCTGATGACATGTCGTTTGTAGCATTTGGGATATGTACGTTTGCACAAGGCGCTTCAGTTAAAATAAAAATATATAGCTTCACTGAATTAGATGAAGTTAACTATGACGAAATGAATGATGATGCCGCTAAGTTTATTATTAAACTACGCGGGCCTAAAAAATGGTGCCTTGTGAACAACGAGAATGGCGATATTGTGAAAGAAGATATCCCGACTCAGCTTGAAGCAATGCGCGAACTAACGGATTATCAAAAAGCACTAAGGGCATAATCGAATGGCTGTTGACAAGCTAAGTCTGTACAACAATGCACTGACTTTGCTTGGTCAGCGCACTTTAACGGGGTTAACTGAAGATCGTGAGCCTCGTTATATTCTTGATGGTATTTATGATCTTGATGCAATTAAGTATTGCCTTGAGGTTGTAAAGCCTGTCTTTGCTAGAAAAACCGTACTACTATCCTCTCCTGTTGTTAGTACAGAGCATGATCTTGATAGCGTTCACACATTGCCGAGTGACTATATAACAATCACTGGCGTTTATAGTGATGCGAAGCTTGATCAGCCAATATCTCGATACATCATTGAGGGGAATACGCTGGCTTGTGAATATGCAAGTATCTATCTGCGTTATACCTCTGATGATCACGTTACTTCTTTTACTAACTGGTCCGCCTCCTTTGCTCGTGTTGTTGCTGCGTACTTGGGCAGAGAATCTAGCAGCAAATTAGCACCAAAACAAACAGAGGAAATTAATAGTTTATTCCTTGACCGTGTTGAGTCAACGATTCAAATTGATAAAGACCGTGAGCCTGAGAATAGATCATCTGTAACCACTGTCACCTTAACAAACGATTGGCGCAATATTTACAATGACGCGCTTCTTATCATGGGATTAGATGAAATAACAACCAATACTGATGATTCTAATCGACGGACTAAATTAGATCGTTCGCTGGATGCGGGTATTGTGGCAGAGTTGTTAGAAATCACTGGCTGGACGTTTGCCACTACATCAACCAAAAGTGACTTCGATCCCTCAATAGAGCCTGACTGGGGGTATTCACGAGCGCACTCTTACCCTGCTGATATGCATCGCATTGATGGGTATTTTTACGATGAATATATGAAAAGTCCTTTAAAGGCATATACAGATGAAGGCGACAAGATATTCACTGATGAAGATACCATCTATGTACAATACATCAGCACTGATTGGCTGGTTAACCCTTCTAACTGGCCGGCTCACTTTAAGCGCTTAGTTGCTGCTCGAATGGCGAATGATGCCTCTGCAAGCTTAAGAAATGAAGGCGCTGACATGGTAAGATCAAAAGAATCCTATGACGAGCGAGAAAGCTCTTCTAAATCTATTGATGCAATGTCCTCTCCACCTCGCAGATTAGCGAGCGGTAGATGGGCTAGTAGCCGGTTTAATAACAGCTATAGAGGTCGTCCATGATTAGAGGAGTTATAAACAAACACAATCGCGGCGAAGTAGATCAGCGAGCATTAGGCCGTGAAGACATTAAGCGAGTTAATAACTCAGCCTCTTTAATGGAAAACTTTATCCCTTCAAGATTAGGCGGTATGCAATATCGGCCTGGCACTGAGTATATTGCGAGCTTAGATAATAGCTACGACCATAGACTCGTTCCTTTCGTTGCTGCAACTGATGACACGGCTTTGCTTGATTTCTATAATGATAAAGTGGAATTTATTGTTAATGATGAGCCGATTACGGCTTCTCCTGTTACCTCCCCAATATTGAACGGTAGCTTTAGGACCAATATTGCGTCATGGACTGATGCTTCTACTGGATCGGCAACGACTCAATGGGTAGATTATGGGCCAGATGGAAGGTTAGGGCTGACTGGCGACGGATCATCTGAAGCCGTTTCTTACCAAACAATATCACCAACTGAAACTGGGGTTGAGCATTTTTTAAGAATAGTTATTAAGCTAGCGCCTGCGCTTGTAAAAATAGGTACAAATGGACTGGATAGCTTTGAGATATTTAAAGGCACGTTAAATCCAGGGGTTCATGTGTTGAATTTTACGCCATCATCTGACATAACAATAACATTTGGAAATTCAAAAAAATATAATTCAGAAATCGATGCTGTTTCTTTTGAAACAGGGTCGTCTAACCTTGTCTTTGATACTCCTCTAACATCATCTGATCTAAATTCATTAAGATATGTGCAATCGGCTGATGTTGTGTTTTGTGCGTTTGATGGCGGGAAGTTATTTCAGATAGAGCATCGAGGTGATAAGTCATGGTCTATTGTTGATTTTAGAACAGAAGACGGGCCGTTTAATATAATAAACACAAGTAATATCTCTCTCTCGGTAAGTGTTATTTCTGGCACGACCATTCTTACCGCTTCAGGAGGAAGGCTTTTCACTTTCGATCATGTTGGGGCGCTATTTAAATTAGTATCTTCTGGGCAGAAAGTTGAGGCGACTGTCTCGGTTGATGTTGGAGCTGGTACTGGCTCTATACGCGTTACTGGCGTGAGTGCAACTAGGTCATTTACCATTATTGTAACAGGATTTGTAAGCGGCACAGTAACGCTACAGAGATCAGCGGATGATAGTACTTGGGACGATGTTGAGACGTATACAACAAGCCAAAATAAATCATATAACGATACATTTGATAATTCTATATTCTATTATAGATTATACGTGAAAACAGGCGACAACGGCGGAGCAGACACGCTTGTAATGAGCCTAGATTATGCGTCAGGATCAATCGAGGGAATAGGTAAGGTAATATCGGTATCGGCTCCAGTAGGGCATTTTTGTACGGTTCAGATATTAAAAGATTTTGGCTCAACCGACGCCACCCTAGACTGGTATGAAAGCTCATGGTCAACTGAAAGAGGGTTCCCGTCATCGGTAGAAATAGCAGAAGGCCGTTTATGGTTTGGTGGCGATGAAGAAATGTGGGGGTCTGTATCAGATGCTTATCATTCTTTTGATCGAGGTATAGACGGTGATTCTTCATCAATATTAAGAACTATCGGGTTTGGCCCGTCTGATCCTATTAAATGGATTAAATCGGCAGGTCAATTAATCCTTGGCACATCTGGAGATGAGGTTGTATTAAGATCAAGCTCTTATGGTGAAGCGCTTACTCAATTAAATGCCAATATTAAAAGTGGATCAACTCAAGGCTCTGCAAATATAGAGCCGGTTAAAATTGATAATACAATTTATTTCGTCCAGCGATCAGGCGTCAAGCTTTACTCTATTGACAACTCTGCTTCAAATGAAGCCTTTATAACTTTAGATGCAAATATAATCAATCAAGATGTTTGCGAGGCTGGGGTTCATAGGATGGCCGTAACTCGGCAGCCTGAAACTAGAATATATGTAGTTCTTGATGATGGAAATATGGCTGTTTATACGGTTGATATGAGCGAAGAAGTGACTGCATGGAGCAGATTAACAATGAATGGTGATGTAAAAGACGTTATTACATTGCCTGGAGCAGATGAAGATCGAGTTTATGTGGTGGTTGAGCGTGGATCAAATACATATCTTGAGAAAATGTCTAAGTTTAAAGATTCAATTGGCGGCGACACGTCTGAAACATTTGATAGTTTTGTTCGGTATACATCGCCAGGAACGACTATTACTGGTTTAACGCACATAGAAGGCTATACGGTAGGCGTTTGGGCTGACGGCCAAGATAGAGGAACTTATACAGTGACAAGCGGCCAAATAACGGTTTCAACAGCATGGACAAGTGTTATTGTCGGAATTCCTTACGTAGCTGATTACATATCCAATAAACTCAGTGGTTATGATAAGCACACAGTATTGAGTGAAAGAAAAACCATTGTCGATACTGGTTTAGTATTAATGAATTACTGGCCTGGTGCATTAAAGGTTGGACCAAGCGTTGCCTTGCTTAAAGACCTCCCTGGTATTGAAGATGGAAAAGCTGTTGTTTTGACAGCGACTATCTCAGATTACAGCGAGTTACCATTTGAATTTGACTCTGAAACAGAGGTTGATCCCCGTATTTATATGAGAGCGACTGGACCAGTTAATATCCTTGCGTTAACTTACGGAGTTGATGGTGAGTATTCTCCTTAGAGCGGCTAATAAGGCTGATATAATCGCATGGAGGGGAAGGCCTTATAAAGAATCATTCCGTGGGATAGTAGCTGATTTAGATGGTGAGATTATTGGCATAGCCGGTGTTCTTCACTCAAGTCAATTAAAGGCTTTTAGTGAGATAACCGATGAGTTAAGAAATCGTCCAAAGATGTTAATTTTGGGAGCAAGGGAGTTCAGGGGTATATTGAATAGCTATAATTACCCAATATACGCACATGCAAGTGAAGAAGAAATAAACGCAACTGGCTATTTAGAATACGTTGGTTTTGAGCATTATCAAAAGAGGATATACAAATGGGTGCCGCAGCAATACCGCTAATAGTAGCATCGACAGTTATAAGCGCCAAAGCAGCTCATGAAGAAGGTAAGGCGGCTGAAGCGGCTGCTGAATTCAAAGCAAAAACACAAAGAGCTGCTGGCACACGAAAAGCTTATGAGGCTAAGAGATCCGGTGATATCGTCGCATCTCAAGCAAGGGCCGCTATGGCTGCTGGTGGCGGTTCTGCATCAGACCCTGGTGCAATCGAAACGCTCGGCAAAATAAAGTCTGAAGCTGAGTATGGCTCACTTGCTGCTATGTACGAAGGGGAGACGGGCGCTAAAATCTCTCAATATGAGGGTCAAATCGCAAAACGTCAAGCAAGAATGAAAACTTTAAGCACAGTCCTAAGCGGCGGTGCTAAAGGTGCGTATGCATACAATAGATTATACGGCGATTAATAATGTCTAAGATACTAGGTTCAAGAGCGCTTAAACGAGAGATTCCTACGGTTAGTGGCAACATTAGAACCCAAGGAGCTGGTGCGAACATAGGCGCTGGATTAATGGATATCGCTAATGTTGCTGTCGGTCTTGCTGAACGCAAAAACACCAATCAAATAGCAAAAGCCTCTGCTGATATGTCTGTTGCATTGATAGGTGAGTCAAGCGCGCTGGATCAAGACCCTGATTACGCGACTCACGACAAGCGGTTTAGTGGTTCGGTTGATGAAAAGTTAAATGAGTACGCCGCTGGTATAGCTAATCCTAATGCTAGAAATAAATTCTTAGAGTCCTTTAAGCCAAAAATAGCTCTTGCGAGAGAGCGAGTTAAAAATAAAGCGTGGGGCAAAGAGCAGGACTTTGAGCGCGGTGAGTTGATTACGCGTCTCGATACCACAAGAAACGCCGCTATTACTTCCGGTAACATAGGTGAAGCTAATGAAAATGCATTGGCTCTTATTCAGTCTCATGTTGATCTTGGTCATATTGATGCTGATGACGCGGTTAAGATCCGTCATTCATTCAGAGATGATCTATCGAAAGGCTACATTAAATCCCAAGCCCCTGAGAAGCGCGGCGAACTATTAAAGCAGCCGTGGGCTAAAAAATACTTAGCACCTGATGACTTTGCTTCGCTTAAACGTGATGCAGAACAAGAGTTAATAGCTGGTAAGTCTCAAGCTCAAGTAGATGACTACATGGCTAAAGAAATGAGCCGTGAAGATGCTATGGCTGATATCGAGAAGAAATATGCTAAAAAGCCTGAGTTGCGTAAGGCTGTCGAGCAACGCCTCGATTATGATATAAACAAGAGAGATAGAGGGGTAGAAGAGGCTCGTGATGAGCTATATGAAAAATACTTCTTATCCGTGCGATCTGGTAAAGATTCTGCTGGAAAGAGGTTCACTATTGATAATGTGCCTCGCGAGGATTTAGAGGGAATGAGCACAGAGCAGCAAGATAACTTATTCAGGGCGCAAGCAAACTCAGTCTCTAAGTCAAAAGTGCCTTACAATAATTCAGCAGAAGACAACCTGAATGGATTAATAAGAGCGCGAGAATTCCAAGAGGCTAGGAAATTCTACCGAGAAAACTCAAGCTCGATGAGTGATGCGCAAAACAAGAAGTGGTCTAATGTTACTATCGACGGTATTGATCCTGAAAACAAATCTCCATTCACTGTGACGCAAACGATAAACAACAAAGTGCCAAAGTATGACAAGACTCGAAAAGGCGCTCTTAATGAAAAGGTGACGGAGTGGATCTATGACTACCAAGAAAAAGAGAAGAAGTATCCAACAGACTTAGAGATAGATAAAGAAATAGATAGGAAAATATTGGAATTCGGGACTACTCACTGGATATGGGGCTCAGACCCTAAGCCTATGTTTGAGATGTCTGAAGAAGAAAAGACCTTTGTTTTGGATGAGGCAAAAGACAAAGATAAGAAGAGCTTCGATGACGTGAAGGATCACTTCAAGTCACTTGGAGTACAGCCGAATCATTCACAGTTTATGGAAGTTTATAAAATAATATCGGAAGACCGTCGTGTTAAGTGAATCTGAGCTTCAATTATTAGACGGAGTTATAGCAAAGCCGAGCCTAGACGTATCGCTGGATTTGGCCACTCGAGCTGATCCTGATATCGTTGCACAAACAATGGATTTGCCAATATCGCCTTCTTTGTATCAAGCCAATAAGCCTGAATTAGATCGACAGAAAAAGCTTTTCGATATTAATGCAGATAGCCTTAAACAATCACATCCTAAAACTGCGAGCTGGCTAACTGACAAAGATAATGCAGCTGTTGCTATTGATGACCTTGATATTTTAAAAGGCATGGAAGACAGTTTAAAAGAGCCAGAGCGAGGATTTTGGAATAACACAGGCCGAGGCACGTTAAAAACAGTTAATCAGCTAACAGGCAACTTGATCGAGTTTGCTGGTAATGTTAATGCAGACTTTGATAATTATGTTGGCAATGTTCTAGGCATACCTAACCCTGGTATAGTATTTGGTGATGATGGTCTTTCGTGGTCGTGGAACTTACCGCCAGATAGGCCTCAAATGTTAGAGGAAGTTGGTGCGGCGATATCATCTGAAGAAGTTGATGTTTACGATTACCAGCCTCGGTTTACTTGGGAAAATCTTAAAGGTGATGTGACACCGACTAATTTAGCTGGTTATGTTGCTGAACAAGGCGTTCAATCGCTACCTCACATGCTGGCTACAATTTATACATTACCTGCTTATATCGCTTCTCGTACTGAAGACTTTGCAGAGAAACGGGTTGCTAATGATGATAGAGATGATGTTACGGCATCTGACTTAGCGACTTCTATTGTACCAGCTACGATTGTGGCATTGATGGAGAAATTAGGCGCTAAAGCGACATTTAACATGGCAAAGGTTGCTGGCGTTAAAGGCGTGGCAAAAGCTACTGGCATCGCTGCTGCTACTGAAGGTGCTACTGAATTCGCTCAAGAAGGTGTCGAATATCTTGGAGAGACATTAGGAACTAAAAAAGATGTAGATTTAGCAGAGATGTTTGACCGTCAACTAGCTGGATTGGTAGCGGGTACTGGCATGGGTGGAGCGATACGAGCATCGACAGCAACTATCGAAGCCATTAGTAATCGTACTGAGCAACAAGTTATAACATCTGGGCAGTCTACATCAGAGCAGAAAACAATTGATCAGATAGTTAGTTATGCCCAAACCAGTACCACCAACGGCAGAGCAAAAACAAACTTTGAAGACTTTGTAAATACATTGGGTGAAGATCGAGAAGTATTAATCCCTAACGATGTTGCAGAGCAGATGGTTGATGCGCCTGAATACATCACGGATAAACTAAATGACTTGGGTGTAAGTATTAATGTCTCGCTGAATAAGTTTGCTGGTGATATCGCTGTTAATGAAGAATGGATGACGTTAATTCGTCCTCATATAAAACTTAGTTCTAACATGATGACACAAGAAGAGCTTGATGACGGCAATAGAGGTGAGATTCAGGCATTATTAAAGCGAGCTCAAGAAAGCCAAGAATCTGTTACCGAGTCAGAGCGAATCTATGAGACTGTTAAAGATCAAATTGTAGCAACTAAGTTTCAAGGCGAATCAACAGCGCGGCATGCTGCCCAGCTTTATCCGGCAAGAGCTGCTGCATTAGTTGAAAAAGCGCGTAATGCTGGCCACGAACTAAGTATTAAAGAAGCTTTCGAGATGATGGGTTTTGAGGTTAAGGCCGGTGATATCGATGTAGATGTTGCTGAAGGCGTTGTATTAGAGCAAGTTATACCCGATAACATGGAAATAACAATGGAAACTGAAGTCATTGAAACGGGTGAAAAAATATCTGAGACCTTTAATGCCAAAGAGCTTAATACTGAGATAAATGATAAACTAGACGCATATAAAAGATTGCGGGATTGTTTAGCGTGAAACGTTCAGTCATACAGCAAATAAAAGAATTACCGCCAGCACAGCAAGACTTATTCCCTGAGATACGAGTCGAGCCTGAAATCAATGTGCAGGTTGAGCCGGTATTTGAAGTAACTACTCCTGCGCCTGATATGGCGGCTTTCTCTGATGCGTTAAAGCAATTAATGATCCCTTCGCCAAACATATCTATAGAGGGCGACAAAGCCACTAAGATAGAACTTCACTTTGAACGCGATCAACGCGGTTATATCAAAAGCCCTATAACTATCGAGCGAAAGTATGAGGATTAATTGGGGCCGTAAAGGCGTATTGGCTGGGGCGCTTGCGGTTAGTTTTGTAACGCCCGTTGTTGCACCCGTATCGAACACAATTAACGAGGTTCAGCATAGACCAAGTTTTAAGCAGGAAGTCCGTCATATAACCCCTGTTGTTGGTGTTACTGCTAATACATTAAACCAAGCTCAGATACGGCCTAGCTATAGATTTGAATTCAGGCATATCACACCTGTTGATACGGAAGAGATAAAAACAAAGACGCGGACCCATGCTAAATTTACGGGGGTTTCGGATAGGGATAGAATCTTAAAAGATGACGAAGAATTGCTGGAATTAATAACCATATTAGCGAGTCGTAATGAGTTTAATTAATTGTTTACGGAAAACTGGATTAACGGAAGAAGAAGTCAGAATTTTCGATGACTTGGTAGCGGGCCATCAAGCCGATGGTATGAATCCTAAAGATGCTCAAATAGCTGCGGCTGAATCCCGTTTGTCTGAATTAGATGCAGATAAAACAGAGATTCAAGCAAAAATTGAAGAGCAGATGCAAGAAGCCGGAGTAGCGCTAGGACAGCTGATTGGCGATCCTATTGATTATATCGCTGAAGAACTTGGCGTTACGGTTAACAGCATAAGATATGATGAAGATTTAGGTCAAGCATCTGAAATTGTTTTCGATGATGCGATCGTTCAATTATCAGTTAGAGAAGATCCTGATGTTACTTATGTCACAAATATTGCAACTAAGCAGGTCGATGATCTAGCTATTCAAGTTGAAGGCACTGGGCGAGGAACTGAAGTATTAGAACAACTGAAACAACACGCAGATCAAACCGGCAAGAAGCTTGCTATTGTTGATGCAACTAAAGATGCCGAGTCTTTTTATGACCGTATCGAATGGCTCAATAAAGAAGATGTCACCTTGGAATTTGATGGTGAGCCATATACTCCACCAATCAACTACACTTATATTCCAGAACCTGCTATAACTGAAGGTATACAAGTAGAGGAGATTACCGATGCCCAAGAACAACAAAAACTCTTTGAAGAATTCGCAGCCCTTCGACCTGAAGGATTACAAGCCGAAGAAGTCACTTACCGAACTATCAGCGGAAGGGAAATTGACAACACCTGGCGCACAGCAACTCGCATCCTACGAAACGGCAATCCAGCAATCCTCCACAGAGGTGCAAGCAGAAACTTAACGTCTTCTGATTTTGAACAAGATGCATTAGGCGCTGCCACTGGTCATCCTACATCTGGATTAGGCGTTTATCTGTCATCAGATCATGGCGTGGCCAGTGGCTATGGCCCTGTAGTTGAATCCGTACATGTCGATATTCGTAACCCTAAAATCTATACCGTTGACGATTCCCCTGAGTTTGATTCAGTAGAAGACGCTTATGCTCATCGTGAAGCTTTGCGTAAAGAAGGCTATGACGGCATTATCTTTGATTACCGTGAGATTGACGGCCCTGTAAACTTCGTTGCCTTTGATGCAGATCAAGTTATTCACCCACCTGAAGCTGAAGATGTTAAGACTTTTTTTCAAGCCGATAAAGAGCCGATCACCACATCGGATCTTGAGTCTCAATTGAAATCAGAGTTCAAAGACTTACAGGTATCAATCACAGGCAAGGGTAATCGCGCAGTCATTAATAAAATAATTATTTCTGAAGACCACCGAGATAAAGGTATTGGCACTGAAGTAATGAAACGGGTTACTGATTGGGCTGATGCAAATAATGTAAAAGTAAGTTTAGACCCATCAGTTGATTTTGGTGGTGATTTAAAAAGACTTCGTGAATTCTATAAGGACTCAGGATTTGTGATGAATCGCGGCAAGGATCGTGATTTTGAAGTCAGTGAAGATATGTACAGAGAGCCTATCGAACGTAAAGATACCGTGTTATTTCAGGAGAGTATTGAGACACCAACTGATACTGCTGCATTCAAAGCATGGTCTGAGGATGGTGAAGTTATTGAGCCTGAGGATGTTAATGATTTTATATTCAAAGCCGATACGCCGGTCGTATTAAAAGTATTTCATGGCACTACTCATAAGTTTGATGTGTTCGATGCATTACGCGGAAACCTTGAGGGTCAGTTTGGTGCAATCAATTATTTCACTAGCTCAGAGTCAGATGCAACCGACAACTATGCGGGTGAAGGCCCAGATTTAACCCAGCGCATTGAACAACGCGCTGAACAATTACAGCAGAAATTAGAAGATCAGTTTGATGAAAAAGGACGCAAAGAAGTTCTTGATTCTTTATATCGAAGCACTGGTGAATTAAGAATTGTCAGTGGACAAGTTGCTGATATGGATGATGCAGATGCGGCATTTGAAGTAGGTAAAGCATTAGCGCGTCGAGAATTAGCGGGTGGTGAAGAGCAAACAATGGAGTTGTTTGTTAAAGTTAAAACCCCGTTTGTTATTGGCGAGAACGCTGAATGGATTGAGTTCGTTGACAATGATGCGATTCAAACCGATGCAATCGAGCAAGTCGCCGAAGAAAATGATATTACTGTTGAAGAGTTAAATGAAAATATCGATGAGTATCAAGATGCAGTAGATGAAAAGCGATGGGATATTGAAGCTGAAACACCAAATGAGTTAATCGAAGCAATTCAAACAGTGGCTGATCGACATGATATAGATGCTGCTAATCTCTCAGGTCAAGTATATGAATTAGATGCAGAAGCCACTCCTGAAGCTATTGAGAATTTATTGCGTGAAAGCGAAGATTATCAATATGCCGAAGATCCTGAAACAGGTGAAGTGATTCAATCACAACTGATTGCTGAAGTAATTGAAGAAATGGGGTTTGATTCTATTATCTTAAGAAATGCTGAAGATCGTTTTAAGACAATGAATATAGAAGCTGGTACTACTCATGTTCATGTTTTTGATAGCGGTAAGACTAATATTAAATCAGTTGAGAATATAGGCGCGTTTGACCCAGCTGAACCAAGTATATATCGACAACCAACCCGCGCATCAATCCAATTCACAAAAGAAAATGAATCAATCATCAGGCTAACAAAAGCATCTGATTTGAGTTCGTTCCTCCATGAATCGGCGCATCTATTCCTTGAGATGGAGAGTCGATTTGCGGATAAGTTTGGCCAGACTAAAGACCAAGAGGCATTACTTGATTGGTTGGGTGTTAAATCATTTGATGATATCAAAACAGAGCATCACGAAAAGTTTGCAGAGACTTTCGAGGTTTATTTGCGCGAAGGTAAAGCGCCGTCTTTAAAGCTTCGTGAGGCGTTCTCAGCCTTTGCTCGCTGGCTAACTGTTATCTATCGTAAGATAACTGATCCTAGGCTACTACGCGCCGATTTAACACCTGAAATACGCCAGTACATGGATAGAATGTTAGCTACTGAAGTTGAAATCGAACAAGCAATGGCTAATCCTGCTTATGATCAATTATTCCGGTCTAAAGAACAAGCTGGAATGACCGATGATCAGTGGACGAAATATCAAAAGCAAGCTGCAAAAGCCAAGGCGGCTGCGACTGTCGATCTTGATCAAAAAGTTATTAATGAATTGCGCAAACGAAAAACAAAAGAATGGAAGGAAGAGCGTGAGCCATTAATTGAAGAAGAGATTGAACGGATATCAGAAGAGCCAGTTTATAAAGCGATGGAGTTAGCGGTAGAAAACCCAATGGACAGAGCGTTAGTTAAGGAAGAACTAGGCTTAACGCCGATGACGACCGCTGAACGATATGCGGCTGGGTCAGAAATTGACCTAGAAAAAGATTCCTTGCTAGTGGCTGCTGCTAAAAAAGGTGGGCTTGATATGTCTGTTTGGGAGCGCGAATTTGTTGATCCTGAATATTTAAAAGACAAAGGCTTTAATAACAAAGTATTTGGCCGTCCTATCTTCAGAAAGAATAAAGGTATGACGGCTGATGACTTGGCTGAAATGTCCAATGAGCTTGGTTATTCTGTTGACGCTACTGCAAAAGATATACTTGATTTGGTTGATAGAGAAATATCGGGTGATCCTGTATTTACTCCTGAAGGGATCGAAGTTAATGCCGAAGCTGATCTTATGGAGAGAGAAGGTATAGCTCCTGAAAAGAAATACGCGTCTAAAGTAGATAGACTATTGAAGAGAATCACTGCTAAAGAGGGCGAGAATCCACAGGCCTATGCTGAGTTATTTGGCTTTGATTCTGTTGTTGAAATGATTGAAGCGATGGCAGAAACGAAGCCTGTTAAAAAAGCCGCCTTTGATGCCGCAGAGTCGCGCATGATAGAAAAGTACGGAGACATGATTAATGATGGCCGAATAGAGCTTGAGGCCCGTGAGTCCGTTCATAATGAAGAGCAGGCTAAATTATTACTGCATGAAATTCGTGCTTTAAGTCGTGGAAAATCACCTATTAATCGTGAATACCTAAAGGCTGAAGCAAGTAAATTAATTGAGAGCATGACTTATAAAGAGATAAAGCCTAGCAAGTTTTATCGTGCTGAAATAAAAGCGGCACAAAACGCAGTAGAAGCCACTAATGATAAGGACAAGCTGGTATTTAAAACCCAGCAAATTGCTAATCATTATCTGTATAAGGAAGCGGTTAATACAAGAGAGACAATGACCAAGCACAGGAAGCAGGTCAGGGGATATGAGACTCGCAATTATAAAGCGAAGTCGGTAGCGCCATCGTATGTGCAGAATATTAAAATGCTGGCCAAGTCCTACAATATGAAGAAGGGCGAAGCGGGTAAAAATATAGACGTGGAGAGAGTTGTTAGCTGGATGATCACGCAAATGAATGATCCAAATAACTATGTTGATTTAACGATTATAGATCCAGCAATTATAAAAATGATTGTGGCGCGTCAAGATGGCCTACCTGTTGATTACGTGCTGCCTGAGTTTAATGATTTAACGGCTGCTGAATTAAAAGGATTGGTTGATCAATTAAAACATATGCGATTTGTTGGCGGCAAACTGTCTGATGAAACTAAAAATGACATATTGGTTGATAGGCGTAATGCGGCTGAGTCAATTGATAAGAATGCAAAAAAAGTAATAGCTCCTCGCCATGAAATTACTAAAACAGCAAGAATAAAAGATGCATTTAATGAGTTTGGTTATTCACATAGAAGAATAGGCGGCATTTTTGAGACATTAGACGGCTTTGAAGAAGGCGGTCCGATGGCTGCTGAATATGAAAAAATAACGGATTCGAGCAATAAGGAATTGGAGCTAACCGACTTAATGGCCCAAGAGATGAATAAGGCCTTTAAGGGCGTTATGAATGAAATTAATAGATTTAAGAAAGTTACTATTACAAAGGATGATGGTGTTAAGTTCACTTTAAGCCAAAGAGCAAGGTTTGTGTTGGGGCTTAACTGGGGTAATGCGGGTAATCGTGACGCATTGCTTGATGGTCTTAATACTAAGTTTCCAGACACCTATACAGCGAATGACGTTGTTACCATGCTTTCTACTATGTCGAATCAAGAGCTTGAAGCATTGAATAAAATATGGGCCGCAAAGGAATTATTATGGCCTGAAATGTCAAAGACAGAAGTTAAGCGGAAAGGCGTAGCTCCAATGAAAGTCGAAGCGTTGCCGTTCACGATTAATAACGTAAAGCTTACAGGCGGTCACTACAGGCTTCATTATCTTAAAGACCCTGCCGATACTGCAAGAACCGAAATAACCGTCGATAGATCCGCAAACAAGTCTATCAAGGTGGGCACGGCTTCGTCTATGAATGAACGAGTTGGAGCGGGTGGTCGGCAGGTAGATTTAGAACTTGGCCATCTATTCCAAGATATTTCAGAGGAAATACATTACATATCTTATGCCGAATTATCTGATCATTTAAACTCAATGTTTAAGGGCGTGGATAACGAAATCGTAACCAGTATTATCAAAGGATATGGTGAGCCTTATTATGATAATTTAGCCAATACACTAAGTACATTGACTCAGCCAGATGAGCCAGCCCGAGGATTATGGAAAGGACTTAAGTTTGTTAGAAGTAACCTGACTTATGCGTTCTTAGCAGGAAGTATTAGAAACGTCATTCAACAACCTATTGCTGTGACTAATGCTATATCGCAATTAGGCGGTCCAACATTATTGAAGGGGGCGCTGGAATTCTACCGAGATCCTATTGGTAACTGGGATAAGATAAGCGAAACCAGTGCTTTTATGAAAAACCGTACTGCACTGGTAAACCGTGAGGCAAGAGAACAGCTATTAAAAGTAGATGCAATCCATCCAGCGCTAGGCGCTATGAAAAACTTAGCGTTCTTGCCGCAAACATTTATGGACTCTCTTATTGCTTATCCAACTTGGATGGGCGCATTGAGCAAGTATAAGAAAGAACATCCGAACGCTTCTGAGAAAAAAGCTATTTATTACGCCGATGAGATGGTGGCAAAGACGATAGGATCGGGACTTTCAAAGGACGTTGGAGCTATTTTAAATAAAGGCGAAGCTGAAAAACAGATAACCTTTATGGGTACTTTTTTTAACCTTACTTGGAATCTTCATGTTGAAAATGCGCAGTTGCTAAAAAAAGGTAAAATAAACCCTATTGAATATGCGAGAAGGCTAGGGTGGATGGCGATAGCGCCAGCACTGCTGTCAGTATGGTTACTGGATGATTTGCCAGAAGATGATGAAAAGAAAATAACCCATATAATGAAAGAGATTGGTTATTACAATATGTCATCAATGTTTCTGGTTAGAGATTTGGCAAGCGCGATGGACGGGTTTGACCCATCAATACCCGGGCTAAAGTTTGCTGATGGGATTGTTCGAGTCGGCAAGGAGACAAGAGGGCTTATAACAGGTGATGAAGAATTTGATGCTAATACAGTAGCAAGCATTATCCGTGGTCTTCAGCCGCTTATGCCGCTACCAATGTCAGGACAAGTAGCAAGATCACTCGAAGGGTTTTCTGATCCAAAGCAAGGCGCATGGGGCGCGCTGGTCGAAGGCAAAGAAAGAAACAAATAACATAGGGCAATAACATGACAACAGAATTTTCAAGCCGATTAGGCAGTTCGCCAACAGAAGGGATTAAGAATCCTGTAATTGCAGCAACTACGGCCAACATAACACTGACTGGCGAACAAACAATCGACACAGTAGCGGTAGTTGCTGGCAATCGAGTTCTAGTAAGAAGCCAAACAGATGACACAGAAAACGGAATTTATGACGCCTCAACAAGCGCATGGACAAGATCAAAAGATTTTAATAATGCAAATGATGTTGTTAATGCCATATTAGTTGTAGACTCAAATAGCAGTATTATCTATCAAGCTTCTTTTTCTGGCGATTACTCACCTGGCACAACTGCGCTGGATTTTATTAAGCAGCCTTACGCGGAACATATTTCTGATCCAACGGATGCGCATGACGCTTCTGCTATTTCTAATGCTCCCGCAGGCGCTATTGAAGCTACTACGGTGCAGGCCGCAATTGATGAATTAGATACAGAAAAGATGGCTATTGACAATTTAGCCAGCACTGCAAACGGTAAGGGTGGCTCGTTAATCGGTATTGAAGACTCAGGTGGTCTATTCGATGCTACTAACGTGGAAGGCGCTTTAGTAGAAGTTAAAGGCGATTACGCATCATATACAAACAAAGCCGAAGCGGTTACTAAGACTTTAATCAACGGCAATATCAGATTCATAGGCGGCACAGATGGCGGCTGGTTCAAAGAGGTAACAGGTGCGGCTTTACTTACTTACTCCGACAATGGCGGCTCATATTGCGGCACTGTATTTATCCCTACTGGGGGTGATGGGAGTAAGGCTTATTTGCGGGTTTTTGACGGGATATTAAATCTTGCATACTTTGGTGGTCATACTTATGCCTCTTTTGTGCTTGCTTATGCTGCTGCCGATCTAAATGATACGATAGAGCTTACAGAGCCATTATTATATACAACTCAGATAGATATAACTAAAAGAGTAAATTTGATTTGTAGAGAAGGCGGATGGTTTCAACCGGATGTCGGCTTATCCGCTCACGCAATAACTACCTACGGTCTTGCAGTTAATAACCTTGATTGGGATATAAAGATATTCGGCTTTGCTAATTCATGTATTGATGCGTTGAACATGGATGGAACAAATCTTAGTAACGTAAAAGCTGTAATTAAAACGGGTTGCAGCGGTTATGCGCTTAATGCTCTCGGTTGTATAATTGACGATTTTGATATTACCTGTTCAAGTAACTATGCTGTTCCATTAGTAGGGGCGGTTATGCCAGATAACCATATTCGTTTAGGGTTAGGAGTTTCTCACGTATCCCCTTGTCATGCGACAAAATTAGATGTCGTGTTGGAAGGCGGTTCTGGTGATGGTGTAGTCATGCCTGACACTGGTTTGTTAACATCTAGTGTTGAAATAACTGGAACTATTGAAGGTGTTGATGGCTTTGGTTTGAACATCGCAAAAACAACATCCCTATTGATAGATAAATTATATTGTGAAGAAAATACATTAGGTCAATTATTTACTGATTCCAACTCGCTATGCTTAACAGGCGGAGTAAGAACGACTAGTGTTAATGGCCCTTTATGTAAATTTGTTAATTGCCGTGGTTTATCTGTTGATGGTTTCGAGGGTAAATTAGAATTTGATGAAACTTGTTCAGGCACAGTCGGTGGTATGCATTTACAACAGGATTCGGCTGTAGATTCTATTGTAAACAATTCCCCGAATGTATTTTTAACTGGTACTGCTTATCAAGTAGCTACGGATAAGATTAATTATGGTGGTCTAGGTAGAAATGCCGCTGAAAATCTATACATAAATCCCTTCTTTGATGTATGGACAGACGGTGCAAGTGCGGCACCTGATGGACTTGTCGGAGCATTAACCACATTCTCTAAAGAGGCAACTATAGTTTATGATGGTAATTACCATCAAACGGCTGTTAAATGCATCTCAACAGGAACAAGTGTCTTTGATAGCGTCGAGGCCACGCTGGAAGCGCCTTATAAATTATCAAATAAAGCCAGATGGATGAGCGTTACAGTTCCCATATATGTGCCAGCCGGTCAACCTGATTTAAGATTATTTATATATGACGTTAATCAATTTTGGCTACCGTTTACAGTAACCGAAAAGGATACATGGAGATTATATACAATGGCCGCTTATTGCGCAGATGCTCAAAATGTCTCTGCTAGATTTGCTCCTTATAACGCGGGTTATGTAGCAGGTGATTTTTATATAGGTGGATTGAATATTGTTGAGGCACTTCAACCTAATTCACAGCTAGTTGACTCAGGTAGAAGAAGCGAAGCTATAGCTGATTCAGTTACATTTGCACCTTCGTTTATTGGACAAAAAGCATATCTTACTGGTACAGGTAAATGGTATCTAGCAAAAGGAACGGCGGCAGCTGGAGATTGGATAATACTGAATTAAGCCACACCAGATACAGACTCGATGATATGGTTAAAGGGATTTACTAAGCTCTTTATAGTACACCCCTATATCGATAATATCCTCATGGGGCGATAGATTTAAGCCGCTCTTTGTAGTATCGGGCTATGTCTTTAAGGTTTTCGTGTAGAGGTTAGCAGGCCAATATCGAATAGTATTTCATCAATATTAGATACTATTCGGTAATGGCCTTTCCATTCTTTTTCGAGCTTTATCTGGCTTTCCTGCTTTCTATTTTTACCATTGATATTTTTAATCTCAAACCAGTATGTAATGCCTTTATATCCGACTAGAATATCATCATGGTTTAGTTCGACCGTTACCCCGTTTATTTTCCTTAGTGCTTTAACTATGGCTGGTTGGTTGCTGTCTATCTTTGCAGCCCTTCTGTGCTTACTCATTTAATAGCTCTCTAACCTGTTTTAATAGTTCAGCCTGAGTACCATATCGCTTTTCAAACTCTGATTTATTTTGATGAAACGACACGTAATTAGGATTGTTATCATCGGACTGGTGGTGAATATAGCATAATGGAATCACCTCATAGTGGGCGCCTTTTTTTGTTCTTCCATTAGTGTGGTGGGGTGAAGGCGGTGAAAATACCCTATGTTCGTTAAAGCATACAATACAACCTAAATCACATACTTTTGATTGCCATTCTTTTTCTGCTTTGTTCGTTGATTTTCCTTTCATTACCTTCTGCCGTGATTTTCATGAAAACCAAGACTATATTCTTTGGATTTTCTGGCGCATATTGCATCAAACTTATCATTATAATAACCGAGATGAATGCTTTTCTTATTAAACTTTATCCCTGCTCTCCATTGGTTTCTTTTTTTATCCCAAAATATACCAAGAACACCTGATTTATTTAATACCCCTAACGGCATATTCCTGTTATTTTCTGTTGTAGTGACATCCCTTAAATTACACCACCTATTATCAATGCCATTCCCATTAGGATGGTCTATTTGATTCGCGTCATATCCGGTCACTAGCTTCCATATCAATCTATGCACTCTATGAGATTTATTGTTTATTGATGCCACTATATAAGGCGTTCTTCTTATCCCTTTTTCTATACATCCAGCGGGCTTAAGGGAGTATTTCGTATTAAATATTTTATAGCAGCGCTCATTTTTAAAGTGTGTTATTGGTCTTTTCTTCCAGATTAAAACCCCAGTTTCAGGATTATAATTAAAGCATTCTTTTAAGTACTCTTGAGTAAGCATATTAACCTCAGTTAGGTTATCAGTAATTTAGAAGCGGCAGAGGTGATACTGTGTCACCCTTTTCGGTCGCTAAACCTAGCCTTGAAGCTTAATTATATCATCTTTTTAACTCTGGTAAAACGCACCCCATTTCAGCGCCTATTCGATATGTCTGTTCTATCAAATCTGAATAGCCGTGCTTTTTCTCATCTTCTGATGATGGTATGCGGTCAATTATCTTTCCTTTCCATTCCATTTGCTGCATTCCGATAGTCTCTATTTTAATAACGTCCTTTATTTCTGGCAACGTGTAGCCGCAATGTTTAGCGAGAATACCTAGTAACAAGTGCCACCCTTTTCGCTGTTCTGCTGTCTTATCATCCTTGTACGGCTCGATAGTAACCTGATGTATACAATCACCAGTTAGCTTGCCGACAGACGCTTTAGCGAACTCTCTGGCGCTCTTTGAGTTAACGACTATTACCTGCTTATCTGTCACCAACGTTTTCTCCCGCCTTTTTTCTTAGCGCGGCCTATCTGGTTATATTCTGGATCGTTTTTAATATCGTCTTTAACCCGTTCTTTAACAAGATCAATATGCTTCTGTCGATAAGGGTCAACACGCACCAATACTATGAACTGAGGCGGAGGGTCATATATTGCAGTGTACGTTTTATTGAAACCATCATCATAATCACAAGCTACCATCATAATCTCTCCCTAATCCTACCTATCAGTTTATCAATCTTATCGCTCCACTCTTTCCCTCTTTGCTTAGAGTGCGGTCTAAACGTATCGTGTACTAGCTCGTTATTTGAGTAAGCTAATCTGCGAGCGTACATGAAGCGCCTGAATTTGCGCTGTCTGGCTAAGTGGTCGGCTATAGTCACCACTCTTCTTTTTCTTTAGCTAAATACTTTAACAATAGATCAATCTTATATTCGATTCTATCCATTCTCATAGATAAATTTTCAATATAATAAGGTACGCCACTAAGTCCGTGTTGAGACTGAGCATTACTCATCGCTCTTTGCTGCTGAAACGCCATATTTAAGTTGTCTGTATCCATAACCCTACCCCTTACATTACAAATTAAACTGCATGTGAATATGATCTTTCTCTTGAAGCACGAAGTAATCATTGCCTAATTCAGCTTGTAGCCTTTCGACAAATGACCGGCATACTTCGCCCATAGAGCCGCCTTCAAACTCACGACTACGAATATCAATGGCCTTACCTAAGTAGTGCTTAGATGTTTGCTTATGCTTACCACCTACTCCTTCTGTTATGACAAACTCAATCCCATACTCAGCACATAGCCTATCGATTAAAGGGTATTGATTAGTTATGCAGGGCAATACCGCTGCTGACATGATGGCGTTGTGTTTAATTCTCATTGTTATTCCTTAATTATTTTGTTCTAAGCAATATGCCAAGGTTGGCTTTATCGTATTTAACTGGATCATTACCTATATAAATCGGCAGACAGCTTCTCACAAAAAAACCAGCTAAAAACCAAACAATAGCATAAAAATAAAATTCGTAGTCCATAAATCACCTCAAAAAAGAAGCGGGGCTACTGGGTGCAGCCCCGCAAAATACTGGATTCACACCAGCTAGGAGTCGAAAGCATATAGCGGCTTTCATCGCTTTGGGGAACTATTTAATTCTATTGTAAACTTGTCGAGCTATTTCTACATCTTGCTTGCAGTAATCAAAAACTTTCTCGTAATTAACGGCTTGAATCTCTGGCCACACATCAGCCCCACTCATTGTTTTTGTTTGCTCAATACCTAATATTTTAGCGACCATATCAAGCGATCCGTAACCGCTAGTATCACCTTTCCATTCGTGGCAAGTATCGAATACACCTTGACCCCACGGCTTGGCATTGTATGGAATCGTAATAGGCATTTTAACATTATTTACTATCATTCGCTGCCATAAGAAACGCAGATCAAAGCCGGTGATGTAATGGCCACACCATGTAATACTTTTTTCAGTCCCTCTTTCGCTAGTCGATGAATCAATGACGCTATCCATAAACAAATCAAGCATTCTTTCCTCTGTTTCACCTAATTCACGACCAATAACCTGAACCGGCTCATCATCAAAAGCCCACGCTATACAGATAATCTCACCTACAGCGCCATTGAATGAAGTTTTAAGCCACTTATCTTCAATAGCTTGCTGGCCTTTTTCTTCATGCCATTTAGCAATAGACTCAGCTTTCTTGATTGTTTTTGGTGGCTCGATCTTATCAGCTATATCTTGCTTAACCCATTCGGCCTGCGCTGGGATTGTCTCTAAATCTAGAAAAAGTGTCGCCATATCTTAACTCCTTACTTTAGTTGTTAAGGCTCTTTCCACGCTCCACCCTTCCCATATCCGTCTATTCAGATTGTGGTAAGGGATTCCGTATATTTCAGCCCATTCTGCAAGTGGCTTAGTCACGCCATTCATTATTAATTTTTTTGTGTTCGATCTATTTCTTACCTGCTCTTTTTTTGTAGACCACTTACAATTATGCGGATGGTAATTGTCGTTTGAGTCTATTCTGTCAATCGTATGGCTTTTCGATGGCTTCTTACCCACGTCTTCAAGAAATAAAAGGAAATCATCCCATCTTTCACATACCGTTATTCCTCTGCCGCCATAATAAGAATACGTCTTATTATTTGGATTGTTGCATCGGTCTCTCATAAGAATCCATGACGTATACTCGGTAGTTCCTTTTAGCCCATGTTTAAAAAACAGTTTACTAGCCGTTTCTTTTTGGAGGCATCCGCAGCTTCGCGTGTTGCCAGACTTTAGCGCACTTAAAGGAACATAAGTAATATTCCCGCAATCACATAAGCATTTATGCTTTTCGCTCGTGACACCTTCCATACTCATCAGAGTTAAATAACCAAACCGCATAATAACACCATTTATTACTCTAAGACATTACAACTATACCATATATCTATGTGTAAAATAGTCATTATTTATGCTCCTTTTTAGCGAAGTATTGAGTTTGCCAATCAGTTAGCTTGCTATTTAGTTCGGCAATCGTTGTTTTCTCGAATTTCTTCCATTCGTTAATTGGCATCCAGATATTAGGCACGTCATACAAATACCGCCCCACACCCCATAAAACAGCAGCACGTTTAAATGCTCCTGAATACTGACCCTTAACACCTTCGATATTTGTTTGGTCTGCTCCATTCGTTTTAGTTATCCAGTGACCATCAATTAAAACCGAAATCTCGCAGCACCCTTCAAACGGGTAACGGCACTGCCAACCAGCAACACCACAGGCATCATCAAGCCGCTCCATTACGTCCCTACTGTTTAAATAAGCTAATGGTATGGCTTTGTCTTTATTCTTAGTTGTAGCGCCTACACGCCACGATATAGACCGCGCATCAAATGGGGCTGCTAGTAACTTAATCATTGTTTCCATACAGCCTCCTAAAATACTGGCTTATTAATAATAAGGTGATAGACGATAGACCACTCGTTTTGCAAGCGCTTCATCTTCTCTGTTAGCGTTTCATTCTTACCATCAATGTGATCTTGATAGTCTTTTGGTAACTTGTCTGGTATTGCTACATCTTTATTCTCGTTACTCATATCTAAACTCCTAAAGTGGGTTAATCTAAGTGTCGTATTCGATAGCTTCCGACACAAGTCCGACCAGCTCTTCCATGCTGTCAAATTTTTCAAGCTGCCAAGGTGTTCGTATTCTGCTATCATCACCAAGCCCGAAGGAACGCTCTATACCTCTGATAGCTCGACCATAATTAGCCATTCCGTCAACTTGCTCAAAGCACCCTTCGTCTTCAAGCCATACCAAGCCTGCTCCATTACAAATATCTAAAACCTTTTCGCGTATCTTTTTCTTACTTATCATTCTCTTCACCTTTAATTATTAATACTCTGTAGGGTTAATCGGCTAATATTTCCAGTATCTTTTCTTCCAGTGCCTCGCCTTCTGCTTCATCTGGAATATCATTTACAATTAATACAGTTTCGTTATCTTGGTACTCGTAATCAGTAAAGCATTCCTCTGCCAACATATCGGTAATTTCACGCCTCTTTTCTGGCGTTATTGTTAGCTCTGTTAAATATATATAATACTCATCAACTTGATATACGCTCATCTTCATTCCCTCTCATTATTTAAAATATAGTTAAATCTTTTCGTGATTTATTATATCGCTCGTAGAAATGCGGATTTTTCTAAAACCTTCCGATGTAAGTGAGTCGCTACCTATTCTTAGGCTCTCACCATTGTCGTTCTCAATTTCGATGAATATTTGATTTTGCGCGTCTCTATCATCAATAATTATATTTACTGCCATGTCACCTATGCTCATTTTTATCACCTCTGTATTTAATTAATTCCACGCCTCAACCATTTTCCCCCATGAACATATCCTTAATGCTATGGCTAAAGTCTGGCTTAGTTCAGGTACTAATCTAAATCCCCCTCTGGATAAACCAGACAAACTATCCTTAGTTCGAATCACATCTCAGATACACTGAGTTTCATGGGCTAGGTTGTCATGGTGGGACATTGCCTAGATTGATGTAACAAAATTTGGTCGCTATTGTCGATTAGCCGCTTATGCCAGTTATAACCGCTCGAAACGGATCAGCATAAGAAAAGATTATGGTTAAACAGTTTTAAATAAGTTTTTGATTATGTATAATGCCACTATCGGCAAAGTTGAATCGTAACTATTATTTACTGTTCAACCGTATCTACTAAATACAGCTGATGGACTAATTATACGCCTTGTTGTGAAAGCTTCAAGGCGTTTTATTGCGTTTATATTTCTTGCCCTTCCATTGAGGGCATCTAGGCGTATCAGTGTATACTTTCCAATCATGTAGGTCACAAATACCCGCACCACCACGCATACGAAAAGTACCAACCTCTCTACAATTCCCACACTTCTTCTTACTAATCACTAGCAGCCGCCAATCATGCCGTTGTATAGCCATCTGATAAAGATATACGATGTTGATACCGCCACTACAAAGAGCCATATACCGAATGCTGCTTTTCCTATTTCATCTATATTTAATTTCATAATAATTTCCTATAAGTGTTATAATAACATCGCTCATTAACCGCTCTAGGAGTGGCTCTCCATTCTTAAATGAAAAATGGCGTCGATGTTAATGGGTGTTTAACTGGATTTACGTAATTCAATCAAAGCATTGCTAAGCTCCATAGACTGCCGTTTTAATGAGGCTGATTCCTTGCAACCAAAGAAAAAGTATTTATCATTTTGCGCGCGTTTTTTGGCTATTTTAGACTTCTCAAGAAATAATTTAGCCTCTTTCTCGGCATCTAATATTTTATCTAAATTCACTTTCTTACCTCCGATTCTATTACGAATTAGTTAGGGAGTTTTAATTCCTAAAGATTCTACTGGCGCATTAGCAACCCACCATTTAAAAGCCTTCCATGCCTTTAGCTTCATAAAAAAACCATACCCACCGCTAGGATAGGGCTGACAGAAACTAGCGCCGTTTGAAGTCCATAGCATAGCGCCTGATTCATGCGTCATGTGATGCTGATGAGCTCGCCATTTTTCAGGCTCTTCATATATGCTTTCGATTAAATTCATTTCTCTATCTCCTATACGTTAGTGTTAAGAACAACCGAAATATCTACCAATCAACGATATAATCACATATATCATTATAAAAATATAAAATCCGTTCTCACTTAAAAAGTCCCAAAAGCTCATCTCACCCCCTCAAACATTAGTGTTAACGGCTGGATCAGCTCCAAACCATTTAAGCTGCCAATATCTGTATTTACAATGCCAGATACCGAACTTACCTTTTTTCTTCATTATCCGCTTTCCTTTATAAGTAGGTGGCGGGCTAACTCTTACCCATGCCATACAATTATCTGATGGTGTAAAAACAGTGCCTTCGTATTCGTTATCCATATCGACCTCAAGACCAATTAGTACCGATAGCTCTCATTTGCCTTAAGCAAACTTGCTTAAAACGCTTGTTGCTCATTATTGCAATGTCCGTTTTACCACTTTTATCGACACCGCCCGCGCCTTTGTTATGAGTCATTAGCAGGTATACCCCTGCATGTTCACATACATTTTTCACTGGTTTAGCTGAGTCCATTATTTAACTCCTCGTGAATTAAATCATCCTTAGCGGCTTCAATGGCATGGTCAGCTTGCTCATACATCATTGACCCCATAAAGTCGTCTGTAGCCCCTGCTACTTCCATATTGATAGCATCACCTTCTATTCCTGCCTCTGCTGCTAGTTCTTCATACTTCAATTGCCAATCGTGCTTATAATCATTCATTTTCTTAACTCCTAAGTCAATTTATTAGTTATTTATCGGGGTGTTGATGTTTGTGTTAGTTTATTACTATAAAATAGACCAACCACACTGGCGCTGATAAAAATGATACTCCAGCCCAGATATACAGTGGCGTTTGTACGAATGAATTTTCAATCTTATCATTCATAATATTTCTATCGAAAGCCGCTAAAAAAACAAGACTTATAGCATTTATTAAAAATATCTTAGTGTATATATCCATAATTAACTCGCCTGATCTTGTAATAAAGCACATTTCTTTATACTTACTTGTAATTCAAAATCTTCCCTCATCTCTTTAGCTATTTCCAGCGCCTCGGCTATGCTAATTCCAGTATCATCGTCATCCGGCTCTGCTTCTAGGCTGTCCCAATGGCTTAACGCTTCTCGATTTGGATCAGTCATTTTCTACTTTTCCTTCTAGCCAGTTTTTGTGCTTTTCGTTTGGCTCTTATTTTTGACTTTTTAAATGTCCCGCCATCGTAATATTCATTAACACGATTGCACGAGAATGGTTGATATGATGTTAATAATGCTGCTGATAAAGCCAGTGCGGCCTGTGCTTTTTTCATTATTCACCCCTTCGTTTACACTTATAGTAACTAAGCTTTACCCAGTTACCGTTTTGTTTTTCGTAACAAGAAATTCTCTCTTCCTTATAGTCTGTCTTGAAGTCAAAGAAGTTATACGTTAATGCTAAGTCAGCTAATAAATAAACAGCACCCGTAGCACAGAGAACCAATATTCCTTTAAAGACGTATTTCGCTTTCTCTTTCATGATTTATCCTTATTTATTGCGCCAGAGTTCTTTTGCTTTTTGTGCTGCTAGAATGAAATTATCAATATCACTCATATTACAAAGGATATATTCATCTCTTGAGTATTTAATAGATAACTGACCCTTGCGATTTATTAAACCACCATCTGAGTTGTCAAACACAATCCTTGTTACTAATTCAGCAGTATCTTTTCTAACATCTAATGTAGCCATCTTCTCTCTCCGCTATTTGTTGTTGATGGATTAATATTAGACGCATTGATTAGTGATTGCAAGCTTTATTTAATTTAACTTAAACTAAGAAAAGTATTGACCAGCGCTATATATAGTATTAGTATTAAGCATAGATTAACTAAAAGGTGCTACATGAGCTTATATAAAGAAACATCCGATCTACTAAAAGAGTGCAAATTATCGCGCCCTTATATTGCTAAAGAGCTGGGTTGCTCAATAACCTATCTAGTAACAGTGGAGGCTATGACAGGGGACACAGGGATATTAAAACTAACAAAATTAAATAAGTGGCTAAAGAGTGAAGCGAAACACAGAGCTAAACAAACGGAGAATAAATAATGCAATCACTAACCGTAGAGATAGGGAAAGACAACGTACCTTATAAAGTGTTCTTTATTTGGCAGCCTTACCGCGCAGAGGAAACGCTTGATACTGGCGTAATTAGCCAAGAGGTTTTACCTTATGTCGATATTGACCATACCGATGACTTATGCGGGTATTCTGTTGATGATTTATTAAGCGGTAACGCTATGGAAAAGATCAGAAAGGCCGTGCATGACGTAATGATCGAGATAGGCGAAAAGGAAGAAAGCGAATGATTAAATATAGAACGCAGTTCGGAAGTCCTGAATTAATTGAAGTGGAAAGTGAAACCGAAAAAACCGTAATAGTTCGCGGGCGAAGAGAGAAGAAAGTAACCTCTTGGCAAAACTGGCTTGGTACTTTCGAGGAAGCTAAATTTTTTCTTATACATAGCAAGGAAAATGATATTTCTAGCTTATACAGAAGAATTGATAGAGCTAATAAAGATATTGAATTAGGTAATTTAGAGCTTGAAAAATTAAAGGAGTTAAAAGAATGATATGTCCAGCCACTACAGACGAAGAAGATAAGTACATGTATGGATTCTTTAAGTCCATGCTAAACGATAATCTATTAAAGCCCTCTGATTTAAGTAGCTATTCTAAGAAGTGGGTAATGGCTTACGAGTTCAAGCACGGCTCAGAGCTGCCGGTTATTAAACATTTTACAGATGAAGCAAGCGGGGATTAGATATGAAAAGATTTGATTTTATTGATACAGCTATATTAGCACTTATTATGTTTTTACTTGGAGTTTTTTTCGCGGAATTTATTAGTATTGAAGCTAGACAATTCCACGGAAATTCAATTAAAATTGTCCACGAATGTGAAAAAACAATTCCTAGAAATCAGCACTGTAAGGCGATTATCACGGCTGTAATTATTGATGAGATAGAGGATTAGATATGATACATGACTTAAAAATAGATGATGTTTATCTTAAAAACTTACTTACTGGTACAAAAAGATCAGAGATTCGTTTTAATGATCGAGATTACCAGAAAAATGACTTACTTAGGTTTAAAGAGTATTTCACTGAAGATAGGATAAATAAAGCAACCGAGCATGTATTCGAAATAACGCATATACACTCTGGCCTTGGATTAAAAGAAGGCTTTGTTGTTTTAAGTGTATTACAGATAGGAGATTAATTATGACTGATATAGCGATAACGAGTAATGAATCAGACGCGAAATTTATAAGAGATAATTGTGTTGGTGTGTTTTCAGAATTGGGTAATGGCGAATATAAATTAATATTTGAGTTTAAATCTTTGGATAATTTATTTACAGGAACTCGATGCTTAGAGCGATTAGTTAATCCCTTACCCCTACCACCACATAAAACAGAATGTGACCATAATTTTGTCGAAGGCCATAACGAAGTTGCTACTGACTTTGAGATATGCACTAAGTGCCATCAATTAAGGCCACAGACGGGAGAAGGGGAATGAGAAAACAAATAATTATGCTGCTTGTCAATTTAAGATGGTTTTATTTCCATGTAAACCCTATGTATATCAAGTTTTATATGGACGCAGAACACAAGGAGTCACATTTCCAGCATAGGAAAACCGGCGCTATTTTCAGTAACTACAAGTGGGTTGGTTAACCCTAAGATAAGGAGAATGAAGTGAGTGATAGAAAAGTACGCGTTGGCCAGCAATGGATGAAGAAGCGTAATAATTACCATGTCGTAAAAGTCACTTATGCAAAGCATGATGATAGTGTATTTGGCGGGTACGTGAAAATATTAATGCCTTGGTCAAAATATGGTGAAGGCGGCAGAAGTATGGATGTATTTTTGAAGCAGTATGAGCTAGTAAACCCTTACATTAATCAACAATAGGAAATGAAGATGAGTGATTTTAACGAAGTTATAAATAAGGTATGCGGTGAAATACCAGTTGGCTATCAGATCGTAATTGAATGTGAGAATGGAGCTGGTTATGCAAATATGATATTGCCAAACTCTAATATAATAGTTGATGGGTATGAGGTAACGGATGGTGGTAATGTTGAGGCTCAAATATTAGAACTGCTTAACATTGCTACTGCTTAAGTATAACCCAACAATAGGATAGATAAGATGGATAGTGGATTATTAATAGCATTGACAATAGGTGCAGTAGTTATATCCGTAGGAGCTATTTTAATTACCAGTTTGTGGGATTTAGTGAAAATAATGATCTCAACGATGGGCGGCCATAAGTAGCACCCCTAAACCAAGCTAGGCAATAAAGGATAAGGAAATGAGTGAATATATAGATAAAACAAGTAATGCGACTAAAGAGTTGATGAGTATAAGTTATGAGTTAGATAACTTGAGTCGAGCGTTCTTTACAACAGGCAATGATATTATGGCGGAAAAAATGAATCTCTTGGCGGTACGAGTTGAATCTTGCCAGTTAGATATTAGAAAATCTATGGGCGAGAACATAAGCGATCAACTACAAAGATCCCAAGAATCAACTGGTAATATAATGAGAGCTTGTCTAGCCGGAGCATTGATTCAACGCGAAGCAGATTAGCAATAAAAACGCGCTATTCCCAAAGTGAGAGATAGGAGAGAGATTGTGAGTATTAAAGAATTATTTAGCAAGTATATGAAGGGAGCCACAGAAAATTATTTTTCATTTAAAAAGCATGGTTTTATGGGGGAAAGGACGTTTGATCCTGTTTATAATTGCGAAGTTCATAAAGAAATCGGATGCTCTCATGTAGACGGCATGTTATGCGATATGAAGACTTGTGATATTTTGCAGGAATATCGTAGCAAATAAAAACCCTACCCTCAATAAAGAGAAGTAGGAAGGAGATGGATTATGAATTATTGCAATAGAAATATGTATGAGCCGCCAGATTGTCCCAACTGTGGACGAGAAAAAGGCGCGTTTATGGGGAGTAGCGAATGGGGACATAGTATTGGCTGTTGTAGTGATGAATGCGGTCACGAAGTTAAAAAGAAGATTGATAAAAACGAGTCTAGCGAGGAATACAAGAAAAAGCTAAGACAGTTTTACAACTTAAAAAACAAGCTGATTGAAATGCGATATAAAGGAATTGATGCTGTTGACCAATTCTATGATTTTTTATAGCACAAATAAAAACGCCAGCATGAAATTAATGCTATAATAGAGGTCATACATTAAAGGATAGGATAATGGTTAGAATCACAGCGAATCATAATGGCATTATAAAAACATTGAAAATTAGTGAGTGGTCAGCTATTACGGGGCACTTACCACAAAGCATTAGAAAGAGGTTTGATAGTGCTGTAGACCATAGTAACGAGGCCGTTGTTGGTCTAATTGATCTGGGTTATAAATATAAGAAACCTATTGGGCGGCATAAAGATAAAGAGATATGCAAGCTATATATCGATGGGTTATCTCAAAGTGAAATTGGTGAAAAATATAACGTTTCTCACGAGAGAATCAGTCAAATTTTAAGAAGAAACGGAATATACAGCGCTCAAAGCGGATTAAGAAAAGCGGTATTGGAAAGAAGAAAAAAAGTCGCTATAGATAAAGGAAACAGAATAATAAAAATCTATAAATGTAAAAAATCAAGGTGGGATTTTTATAGAAATATGACTATTGATTTTAACGACAACCCATTAAAAAAATACAAGCAGCAGAGGAGAAACGCAAAAACTAGAGGTATTGAATGGATGTTTACTATTGATACATGGTGGTCTGTATGGGAGGCGTCTGGCAAATATCATTTGAGAGGGAAATCATTAGGTCATTATGTAATGGCTAGAAAAAACGATATTGGTGCGTATTCTGTAGATAATGTTGAGATAAAAACATGCTCAGAGAATATCTGCGAAGGGTATATTTTTAGAGGAGGAAAATACAAAGCCTCTTGATTTAACATCGAAGAGGCTTCATACTTACATTTATCAGCCTTGGGGTACGAACCCTTGGTTTGAACAGATTAAACTAGAATCGTATTCAACTGGCCTATGCCAATTATATACATAATTAAATTCTAATACAAATCATTCAAACCATAAGCAAAACCTTATAGCTGATCGTACTCCAAACGATATTAAGGGCTATTATTTGTGGCCGCGTGGAATTAGCGAAAGCTTAGCAAATAAAAGGGATTATCGACCTGTACTGATAGAACCAGACAAAGATACCAGAAGACTGCTCTAGGCATGAAATACCAACATGCCGCGACCGGAGTACATGAGGTGAAACAGCATTTGCGACACTAGAGGGGGCTTGGCTAGCCATTCAGGATGATAAATAGTTGCTGATAAGTGTTTTTTGGTTATTCACAGTATTTGATTGATATTAGTTAAAGGATTAGCTAAACAGATTAGGCTATCTCAATGAGGTGTCCTTTCGGTCATTAGAGGGATTATATTTAAACTATGAGGATAAAATTATGTATGTATTAGTATTAAATGATATGCGTTATGCGAATGTAGAAACAACAATGTCTATCTGTAGAGCAGAAACCAAGGAAGAGTTAGAGCAATTTATGGAAGATGAGAAGGTAGATAATTATAGCGATGGGAACTGGTCTAAAAATTACCGCAAAGGGAGTTTGCTAGAATG